GACAAATCCAGCGACCGCACCAGCATAGAATCCAACATCGGCGACTACTTCACCCAAAACACGCCGCTCCTCGACACGTACAGCGGGGCGGCGGCTGCCTATTCTTTGCGCCTTTTGGACTCGAGCTATGTTGGTTCAGCGGTAGAGGTTTACAACGGGAGCAGCTACGCGGACATTGGGTTTAACGTATTCGGCGAACTCGATACCGTGGCACTGGCTGACCACTGCGGAAGTAACGACGGGTTCGTGTCGAAGTGGTATTCACAGACAGGAAGCAACGACGCGACGCAAACCACCACGGCGAATATGCCGAAGATTTACGACGGGACGACGGGCGTGGTGACGGAGAACGGGAAGCCTGCGGTTGAGTTTGATGGTTTAAATGATTCATTTGATACAAATTGGAGCGCTGGTGACACTTCAGCGCTCACAGCTTTTAACATAGCCAGCCCAACAAACAACACAACTGCAAGTCAACTGTACGATTTGCGAGACGCAAATGACGACGGCATGCGGCTTATCATGTTTAGTGACGGCGATTTATTTTACAGCGCATCCGCATCCGACCTAAGAACAACGGCGTATGTTAGTGGGCAACAATTAGTGTACTCGAATTATGCAAGTAGTACAATCTCCACAGGTATTGACGGAGCAACAGCAAACACGGGTTCAGGACCTGCAACCACAAGTGTAACGGCAAACGCCACACTTTTTCGCGACGGTGTAGGCGATACCTTTTATTTCAATGGAAAGGCACAGGAGGCTTTATTTTACCTTTCCGACCAATCCAGCAACCGCACCAACATCGAGGACAACATTAACACCTTCTACAGCATATACTGATGAACGGATATATCATAGTATTACCAACACCAACGCAGACAAGCGAACGAAGAGCGTACCAAATCACGCGAGAGCTTTACAACATCTCGCGGCCCGTACTCATTCAGGCAGAAGGCGAAGCGGCTTCAACCGTGTTTGGGATTGTAGTCCACCCCGACGGAATCCAGAACGCGCTGCAAGTGGATACGGATTACCTCATCCACGTTCACCCCGCTGCAATCCTAGAGAGGTTGGTGGCGTGTTTCCCCGAGCTTTCAAACGAGGAACGGTATTCGCTTTCCGCATACGTTCAAACTAATAACTCGTTCCCGTTCGGGCACATCGTGCCCTCTACGACTACCATTCGGGATCAACAATACATGGAAGATAATGGCTGGTTTCCTGAAGAAGATATTTAAGGTTTTATTCCTTCTCGTTTTGGCGGCGGTAGCTATCCCGGTCGGGATCGTGTTTACCGTACTCGACTCCCTATGGTTTACCGCACAAAACCTCGTTAGAACGATTTGGGGGCTTATATACGGCTTCTTTCGCTCCGTGTCGAAGGTGGTATCCGTTTGCTCGGGTTCGTTCCTTACAGCGGCTCTAACGAAGCGAGGGGTTCCTTTCGGTACTCATTCCGTCTCTGCGGTACTCGGAGCCAACCAACGCGAGAAGACACTTTCAAAGGTCGGGCTGTGGCTCGTTGAACTCCTCGACAGCATCGAGCCGAACCACTGCAAGAAGGCAAGCGAAAAGGCGGGCATATGAAGAACCTCAACGAAGTAATAATTCGCTTCGCCGATGAGGTAGTTAAATCCGCTAAACGCCACCTAGGAGGGCGTAGGATAGGCAAGAACAAGAACTACGGCGTAGCAACCGGAACGCTGAAACGCTCCCTTTCGTACCGCGTCCGGGTACGAGGTAACGAAGTGCGAGAGGTGACCTTCGGCGCGAGGGGCAAGGCGAACAAATACGCCGCCTTTTTGCATTGGGGTGTAAACGGCACTGAGAAGAACCAAAAGAGTCCGTTCTTCAAGTTCCGCAAGCAACCACCCTCGAAAGTATTCCTTCCGTGGATCCGTTCGAAAGGCATCCGTCTACGCGATGAGAAGGGAAGGTTCAAGAAACAAAGCGAAAGCAATATGAACTCCCTCGCTTTCTTAATTGCTCGCAGCGTCAAACGTAAGGGAATCGTTGGCCTTCGGTTCTATGAGAAAGCCTTCGTTGCTGTATCCGGTCGCTTCAATGAGCAAATCGGCGACGCAGTAGCGGAAGACCTCAAAGACAAGTTCAAATTGAAACTCGGAAATATCACAGTTAAGTAATGGCAACGGCAATACAAACCTCTCCGGGCGAGAACTGGTTTCCGGCAGGGCAGCACCTCATCTATACGCTCACCACGAACACCACGATAACGGACGAATTCCGCTTTATCGTGCAAGTCGAGGAGAACGGAACGGAGATAGCTAAGTTATACCTCGCACCCAATACGAACGACACCGGAATTTTTGACCTCTCGCAAGTAGTGACAGGGCGCGTAGAAGTTGACCACTTGAAATATCAAGCCACGACCGACATACACGTTATTCACAACAAGATTTTTACAAGATCGAACAACGGCGTTAAACGGTACGAGGTCAAGGTAGGAGAATGGGACGGGAGTACGGAAGAACTCGATGAAGATAACCAGACGGTGTATCTAGTCGATGGATACGAACAGATTTCCGAGGGCTTGCATCCGGGATTCGCGGACTTCTACGGCACTCAGTCGAACCGTAAGGTATGGTTGACGGATCGCGTGCCAGTAGACGACGTAATCGAAATAAAGGCAGCCATTGAAGACAACGGGGTAGCCGCGTTCCTAAACACCGACGATACCGGGTCACTTATAGAGCGGCTGCAAATTAAGATATACAATGCTGGCGGCAGTTTGGGTGATACCTTGACGTATGACATAAACGCGACCAATGGAGGCTTAGTACCATCTACAAGTTGGGCAGCAAATGCTACAAACGTAACCGGAAGCCTTTTATATGCCTACGTATACCCTGCCTCTTACAAGCCTTTGTCGGACGCGCTAAACTCTGTAACTGGCGGATGGGGACACTACGACGTAATTCCCTCCACAGGGTTAAATGCTCAGACCGGGAATATCCTTCGAGTTACCAACGATTGCCGCTACTCCAAAAACGAAGCGGTACAATTAGCTTGGGCGAATACGCGCGGCGGGTGGGATTACCTCCGCTTTAACGGCAAGAAACAAAAGACAGTAACACGCGAGGAGAAGACGTACCGAAAGATCGTAGGCGACTACGATGCAGCGGCCTTCTCCTTTGCGCCTTCCGAGCGACAAATAAAGCCGTATCAACTAGAGGCAAAAGAACGCTACCAGTTAAACGGCATTCTCACTATCGAGGAACTCACGCTTCTTCAATACTGCATGAGGAGTAAAAACGTAATGACACGAATCGACGGTACATGGGTTCCCGTTACTATCTCGACTAACTCGATGCAGGTAGAAGAGGAAACCGTTTCGAAGGTCTTTGTTACTTCGTTCGAAGTTGAACTCGCACAAATCATCCGATGCTAAGACTTACGATCGACGGAAACGAGATTGAACTCTACGAGAATGAGCCTGTAAACCTCTCGTATCAGTTCAGCAACTTGCAAGAAATCAACGCGAGCAGTTCCAGCTTTTCGCAGACCTTCCGCGTACCGCTTACCAAGAAGAACCAAGATTATTTTGGCCCGGTTAACGAGTTCGGACTTATTCCGGATTGGGATCCCAAGACCAAAGTAGACGCGGAGCTTTCGTATAACACGATTCCCGTAATGCGTGGTTTCGTCCAAGTGAAGGCGATATATGTTCAGAAGGGCAAGTACGCCGACGTTGAACTGGTGTTCTTTGGGGAGACGGCGAACCTATCGCACGACATCGGAGATGCGATGCTTACCGACCTAGACCTTGCCTCGTACAATCACACGTTAAACGCAACCAATATTGAGGCAAGTTGGGCGGGCACTTTGTCGAGCGGCCATATACGCTACGGCCTACCTGATAAGGGACAGAATTGGACAAATGAGGACGGGGTTCAAAATATTTGGTCTACTTCCGACCCCCTCGAACACGGCGACTTTACGCCGTACTTCCGCGCGTCTAAGTTATTGGAGGAGATTCTAACGGATGCAGGGTATACAATGGAGAGCGACTTTTTCGATGCGTCTACGGGCTTCGAAGAGATTTCAAATCTGTACCTATTGATGAACCGAGGGAATCGCATGCCCGTTGGAACGATAAACCCAAACCAATACACCTTATTGGTGGGCTTTCAAAACAATACAACATTAACCCCTGCAAGCTCGAACACTTATTACCCGATTACCCTCAGCGATACAACGCCTTTTTATGACACGGGCAGCCGATGGGTAACGGACACATATACCGCACCGTTTAGGGCTCGCTATAAATTGCGGTTGAACGTGTTGGGAGAAATGAGCGATACTAGCCATGAGATAACAATTGCCGTTACCGTCAATGGTACTCCGGTTTGGATTCCGATTGAAGACGAACCCGGTACTGTTTTCAACGGTAATTTCTATTCATATACGTTAAGCTCACAGGGGGTTTTGCTTAATCAAAATGACACCCTCCGGCTCGAGTACAAAATGAATACGGGCGGTTCCCATACCGTCACGTTCACGGGTGCCGGATTCGGTCAGGAAAAAACGAGCCTTGAGATAGTCAGCATCACTGACCCGTCGAGCCTGCAAACGGTAGACGTATCAGCTAATATGCCGGAGATGAAGCAAATTGATTTCGTGTCGGGTTTGCAAAAGATGTTCAACCTCGTATT